CATACGCTGCGGTTGTGCTTGCAGCGGATTGGTCTGTCGAGTCTTGGAACGCTCCGTAAGGCACTGCATCGGCTATCGCAGCAGCGCTGTACGGGACGAACAGAATCATCGATTCTTCGCTGATCCTAGCGTCGAGAAGGGTGGTGGTCGTGGCGTTACCCGTCGCCAGCGTAATAGTGCTGACAGAGTTGATCTTGCCGTCGAGAATCCGGTTGACAACTTCAGCGACTTGCCTCGGCTGTCCACCGGCCTGGGGCAGACGCAGAAACATCATCGGCCCCCAGTCGGAATCAGATCAACGTCAACACCTACAGCGCTGACCCAGTTACCAGTTGGTACAACAGAAAGACGATGAAACTTGCCGCGAGAACGTAGAGACACGCGATTATCAGAATCAGCAGCAACAGGACTCGCATAGCTGATGTTCCCGTCCAACCTCTTTCGAGACGCTACAGCCACCGTCGCTGACCCGTTGTCGATCAACGGACGCGCAAGCGTGATGATAGATTCAAGACCCTGCGCCTCAATATCGCCAGTCTGAAGCGTAGCAGTAAGATCCTCGCCTCCGAAAGAAATGATCTTATCCCCATCAACGCCACCCTGAATCAGTTTGCCGCCAGACCAAATCCTAGAGTCCAAACTTGCAGGAACCGTATCAATGTTCGGATACAGCGCGGCTAGACTCTCCAGGTCAGTGCTGCTAGTGGCAACAGTGCTCACATAGTCAGCAGTCGTCTCACCATGCGTCCACTTGTCCACCTGCCAGTTGTAGACCAGCAGTTGCTTCATCTGGAAGATGTCGGTAAAGCACCATGTCACCGTCTTGTTGATCGGGTCAACAGCAGCAGACATCTCCGTTAGCTTGCCAGGATCGAGTACAGAGTAGAACCAACGGTCTACCCTCTCAGCACCGATTGGCTTGACCGTCTGACCATCGCAGACAAAGAACCCATCGTCTGACAGGAAGAACGTCATTGACCCGTACTGCACGACAGAACGGGACTCGTAGCAGCCAAGCGAACGGGTAAGTGTGTCGAACTGGAAATAAAGGGGAGCGCCGATGTACGTCATCCGCACAATAGAACGCTCCATAAGAACAAGCCCAAACTCACCACCAGTCAACCCGCGAACCTCGCCACCATCAGGAATATCCTGCGAATCAGACTGACTTCCAGCCCCAGCAGTCCAGTCTGTAGCATCGTTGATGTCAGACCACTGCACTCGATTTGGATAGCTCGCCTGCTTGCCAGTGACTACAAAGTCACGAACAGTCGTCACAAACTGAGCAGACGGCGCAGATGCGTTTAGATCAACAAAGTTGGACGATGATGCAACCGTCCATGCCTGGAGTTTATCCAGACCGTTAGCAGCGATCAACGTCTGACCAAACTGCGTAAACGTCCACTGTGTAGTGGTTGTGTATGCGGATGCTGTGCGCGATACGTCTTGCAGGTACTTCAGCGTTGTCGCTGTGCCTCCAGAGGTGTAAGTGCCGAACGCTGTCGAGTTCACCCCGTTAAGACTGAACGAGTTAGCATCGATCACCGTTATGACGTAAGAGTTTCCGTTTAGCTGCGTCATCCCGCCAACAGACGCAATCGATACCGTCACACCTGTACGGAACCCGTGACCCGTAGCGGTAATCACGCAAGGGTTAGCCTTCGTCGCTCCGGTAATCGTTGCAATCTTGCTAGGCCAGTAGCGGAATAGCTTATTGCCGCCAGCAGCAATCAACAGGGTATCGGTGTTCCACCGGGCTACAGAACAAGTCAGCAGACTCTCTGTGGCAGAGTTGGAGAAATCGGCAGCAGATGGCATAGGCCCATAGCCAACGCCAACAGGCAGACAGTTTTCTGCCTCCGTTAGCGAGTCAGCAATGCCAGGGCGGTCTGGCGTCCACTGTCCGAAAGTTACTCGCATCTCACGCCCAGGGAAGTGCCGGAGCGATTACCGGAGGGTTTTTCTGGTTCTCGATTTGTTGAGCCACCGCAGCCTCGGTCGCGTCCTTGTCAACCCCATTTGCCCAAATCCAACCGAGCACTTGCTCTTGGGTCAGGCTCTCGTAGGGGGTGAAGGACTCAGGATCAGGCGATGGCAGCGAGCAGGTCGCATAGACGGAGGCTGAGTAGCCGTCCACGGTATCCGAGCACTGCCAGTGGGCGACGATGCAAACGTCAGACAGATCGCCTTCGGATACTTTGCAGTCAAGACGGGAGATGTTCCAGTTCATTATTTGGCCTCCAGAGCGGCAATCTTGGCTTCAAGCGTTTCAATACGGGCCATTGCTTCTTGCAGGGCGACAGCGGCCTTCATCAGCAGCACAGAGGTCTTGACTGACTTCGTGGTCGTGCCAAGGTCGTTGCCTTCTGCATCGCGGTCAGTATGCTCGTCCACTAGACCCGGAGAGGTCAGTTCGACTTCCTGCGCCACTACGCCCAACTGGACGCGACCAGACGGGTCGTCCTTCATCTTGAACTTGCGGAAGCGCAGCGCCTTGATGTCTGCCCACTGTGAACCTGCGTCCACAATATCGGTTTTCATCTTAGCGTCAGAGATGGTGCCGTAAGTGCCGTTGGTATTGGTTACATCGCCGGAGTCGGCTACACGGAATTTGTATGCGCCTGCCCCACTGTTGTAATAGTTGATTGCGTAGAAAGAATTGTTTGTTGTGTTTCTATCTGCAAGTGCCACAAATACGTCGCTACTTTGCGTTGCATTTGCCGCTCGGATCAACAAAACTGCATTGTCCGCACTGTTGTAAAACTCGTGGTACGTTAAAGCTACCCCGTTATACGTCCCGTTATTACTCGCCTTAAAGTACCCATCGCTGGTGATACGGGCGCGTTCGGTGGAGCCTGTAGCAAATGCCAGAGGTGTCGAGGATGATGGGCCAATCAGCGTGTAGTTTGTGGCGATCCATGCGTTAAAGTCGGCGTTTGTTTGGTTGGTAACACTCAGACCAAGCTGGTTTGACGCATTGTTAGCCACAACAGCGGTAATTTTTGCACCACCACCGCTTGTTGCTCCGACAATCAAATTCCCACTAGCATCCAGCGTCATTGCTTGGGTGAAGGAGAAAACGTTGCCTGCTGTGCCGGAGGGGGCGGTGCTCCAACGGTGCTGACCACTATTTTGTTCGTAACTTGAAGCAAACCCGGTTTGAATGTATCGAAATGCTCCTACTGAATCAAAATAAGCATTGCTGTTTACAAGCAAATTATTGCCACTGTCATTCCCATGAATTGCGCCTGAGAAAGCAATTTGCATTGCTGTGTGGCCTGCGTTCCACGGACTAAGCGTCGTCACCCCCAGACCGAGGTTGCCGGAGGCAGTAAGATTCATTGTCGTCGTGGACGCATTACCAAATTCTAAATTTCCTGTGTCGGCAATGTTGACGTAAGAACCAATAAACGCCTGAGTAGTGCCTGAACTATTTTTCCAGCGAATAATTCCGTTTGCAATTGCCGATGACGGATTGGTCAAAGACAAAAGATGCCCGTTGCCAGCCAGTGTGAGCTTTGTATCCGGCGAATTCGTCCCAATCCCAACATCGCCACCAGCGGTTACCACAAACGGGCTGCCGTCGGGATTAGCTGCATCCTCCACCAGAATGGAGTCGCCAGTACCCGTCTGCGTGATCCTGAGTGCTGGAGTGGTGGCGTTCACCACCATGACATAGCTGTCGCCTGCTTGTGCGGCTTGGATCTGCGGGACAACTGTATTGAGCAAAAGCGCCTGATAGACAGCCATGATTTACCTCAAATCGGATAGTATTCTGTTCCGTCACTCGTCTTGACGGATGACGCAACCGTATAGTCAACCCCTGACCCATCCCTAACAGGTAGGCCAATCGTGTACTCCGTCCCAGCACTGTCGTCCACAATGAACGGAGCACCAGGAACAGGTACATAACCCCCGAGTGATCGCAGGTTCGGGAGCTTTAGGTTAAGACCGAGCAACATTACAGCAGTCCAACGATGTTGCTGGCAGTCGTGTTGGTTGACCAGACCCGTCGAGCCATCACCGGCAGGATGACGCCAGCAGGGACGTTGTAAAAGATCACGCT